GTAGATTTCCCAACAGCAGATGTGCCAAATAACCCAATTGTATAGGGTGCTACTCGGGATCCTCCACCTGACGTGGTGGTTTGGAAATCAGTCTGCCACGCCAATAATTTTTCCAGTTGACGTGTCAGAATACCGGCCATTGTGCGGTCACTGTTCCGTTTCTTCAAGTTTTCAGCAGTTTCGATAGTGGTCTGGAGCAATTTATCGTATGAATTGTCATCCATAGAGAGAATGCTCAGATTACCATTTGCGTGAAGATTGGAACATTGGAGACAAGCCTGATAATCCTTGGTGAATTTTGTGAATTCTGGGTCCCCATCAATTAAAGGCTTCAAACTTCCTGTTTTAAAACACATATACCCACCTTCAATGAAGTGAACAGATAAATCAATAGCTACATCAACCAATTGGTACATGGTTGGTTTCTCTTTCAATTTAGGGAGAGTAAATAGTTCCAAACCGCCGACTGTTGGTACAATATCAGCGACTTGACACAGGCCAAGTGAAACACATAAAGACAAGACTCCAAGGACGCGATCAACATTCTTACATGATGCAGCGATAGTCCAGTTGCGTGCAAATCCTTTCAGATCTTCCAACCACTCGGGGCACTCTTCGATGGGAGTTTCCGTCCCAGATTGAGTTTCATATCGAATGGTGAGTATCTTATGGATACGCGAGGATATCATTGCAGCTATAGATCCATTGTACATGGTCTTGGCATACATGAAGATGACCGATGCAGCTCCAATGGACGATTTCACATCACTGAGAGCTAACATACATGCCACAGAATTCTCTATAACACTTGTCATACTGGTTGTAAAACCAGCTTGAGAAGCGAAACGTGTAGCGAAACTGTTGACAATACCTCGCACGCCAATTTGTGGTTCTAATCGATCTTTGTGACGATCTGAACGATTCTTTTTGCGCTGCGGTTCCGTAGTTGCATCGTTTGTTTTCTTTTTGTTTTCTTTTGTTTTTTTCTTTTTTTTTGTTAGCCCACCGGGTAGTGGTTTCAGAGCAAAGACTACAGTCTTTCTTTCCGATACGCTTGTAAATTCTGCGTTCCTCCTTCACCTTATTAACACCCTCAAAATATCTATTAGATAAATACTTAGAGAGGTAAAAGGACTTTGAAGAAGTCTGGATTGCGAAATCACCGGCGTAATCGCCTGAATGGGCAAATCTTGTTTGTCTTCCTACCTTATTATTAGTCCAAATAGGCAGGGCATCTTCTCGAATTAGCGTTTTCTTCGCACGCTTTGTCTTTTTCGAGAAGGAAAGGGGGGGTGCACTCACTCGGTTCGGAGGGGCGGGGCGGGCTCTCCATAGAGCCCTTTGTCCGTCTGCGGATTTCGTAGATTCAAGGTTGGCAACGTTAGGCTTTGAATCACTCATACTGTATGTTAGAATGTTTCAAGCCCACGTTACACAACCCCAAACCCACGAAACCGGAAGTGCTGTCATCCGATTTCATGAGAGAAGGGACCTCCAAAAAGCTTATACCACATAATTATGTGGATTTCGCATATGTCCTCGAGCATTGCACCGAACAGCGTATCGGGATGCTCTCGATATCAAA